CGCCGAGACCGATGAGGGCTTCGCCCACATGGGTCATCCGCTGGGCCGATTGCTTCACGGCAGCATCGGCTTGGCCGAAGCTGCGCCCTACATCCTCGATGACCCGAGTTGCTTGGTCCTTGGCTCGGATGACGAGGAGGATCTCACGAACGTTTAGGGGCACTGGATTCTTTCTGGTGCTGTGCGTATGCCTGATGCACTGCCTTCATGCCCAGGACCAGATAGCAGTCTTGCTCCAACAAGCTCCCGGGTCCTGGCAGACAATGAAACATGTCGCACATGTCCGTGATCTCTTTGATCTGTACTAGTTCGGGATCATCTTCGTACTTGACACTTCTTCCTGTACGGAGAACGAAGAGAACCCGTTCCGTCAGTTTCCCACTGTGTCGAACTGGTGCAGGTCGTTGATCAGGTCACCGATCTCATTCCCCACCTGTGGGTTGAGGAACTCGAAGGAACGTGGATTGGTGAAGTCCAAAGGCTCACCGTTCGCATCCTCCAAGTTGTGGTCGACAATGCACTGAGCGAACTCGAACTCGGTCACCTTGCGGTTGGCCATGTCCATGTGCCCAGTAGAACCTGACTGACCTTTCCGACTCTCGATCTTGAGCTGCAAAGCCATCTCCTGCCTGTGGAGATACTTGCCATAGGGCATACGCCGAAGTACGACGTATGCCCCTGACAGCGACTTCAAATCGAATTTGTCGGTTGCATCCGGATCGATGGTTGCAACAGGCATAGCTGGGGGCCTCCTGTTTGTTGGTTGTTACGGGATTGTGATGTTGGCCGCGGTCTTGACGACGATCTCGTACGCCTGCGTTGTGACTGTGTCGAAGATGCCCATGTACTTGATGTCTGCACGAATGAGCTCCGCCTGACCTGACATGCCAGTGATGTCGTAGGACTGCACCTGTGACACGGGCATGTGGAACCCGATCGACTCGGTCGCACTGTGCGAACACGTGACAGTGATGTCGGTCGACGTCGCAGCCTTGAAGTTGTCGTACTCGGTCCGGTTGAAGAAGTCGCGCTGCAAGTCGAGCTCGACGCTTCGCTCACCGAACTTCATGAACTGGGCACCACGACTGGGGTTCTTGAGTCGGTACTGAGGCTCAGCATTGTCGTTCACTGCGAACGTGAAGGTATCCGTGTCAACAACAGGAGTTGCTGTCGGAACCTCAATGGAGTACTCACCAGGTCCGTAAGGCACGTAGGTGTTGTATGCTGCTGCAGGCACCGACTGGTTTGCTTCGTCCTGGCCCATCATTGACATGGTTGCCACGAGCAAGCCGTTGTCGAGGGTGTACTGCATCGACGAAACAACCAAGCCCGTATAGCCAAACGCAACACCGTTGCGAACGACTGTGGCACTGAGCGTGGCTGCAGGAACAGCCACAGCTGAAGGCTTGAAGGTGTAGACGTACGGGCCTGCACCTGTCTTGGTGATCGCACCACGAGCTGCCTTCAAGAAGAGGACAACGTCTGAAGGGTTCGCCTCGATCTGAAGGTCACCCTCAGTGTGAACGAAACCCTTGATGAGGCCGCTGACGTCAGCAATGCCTCGAAGCGGCCGTCTCTGGATGCGATCCTCTGCGTACTTGAGGGACTCATTCCTCAAGAGAACGGTCTGTGTAGGAGCTACGTAGGTACCGGAGGTGGTCTCCTTAGCAAGGCCAACGTACCCAGCCGCTCCAACGCCAACAGTACTCATTACTTGGTCTCCTTACTTGCCTTGGGCTTGGGGGGTTCGGGTTCTGCTGGTTCCGCAGGGGTTTCCGGGGGAGCAGGCGCGTCAGGGTTGTACATCTTCAACGTACCACCCTCAGGCCACTTCTGCTTCGACTCCTGCTCCCAGAAGGCGACCTGCTCATCTGTGATGTCGTAGGTACTTCCGTTCTTGAACATTCCCAGATGAGCAACGTACAGTTCCTCGTCGCCCGACTCAGGGAGGTTCATGTCAAGCTTTGCCATTAGTTCACTCCGATCGTGTTTCGGGTCATCGCGACCCACCTAAGTCGTGCCGCCCGAAGCAGCGTATTGCCCTTCTGAACAATACCTGGAGTGACGTTACTAACGTGACCCCAAATGACTGTGTTGTTCATCTGAACGTCACTCTCGAGGACGTCAGAGATAGCCTCAGCCACTTCAAGGACCTTCTTGCTGGTCACCTGCACATCACCAATCTTGGAGACGTACACCATGAGGAAGACTTCGAAGTCGTTCTGGGCACGACGCGTACCGTCGATTGTGCGTGTGAGCTCACCTGGCTCGACACACACTGCAGGAAACTTGGGAATGAGGTTCTGGTCACCCCAGAACACATCTTCAAGGCCGAGGGTGTACTGGTTCGTCAGGATCTTGTCCAGTACTGCCTGAGAGACGATGGTGAGCTGATGAGTACTCATTTGGTACTCCAAGCAGCCATGGCACGTTCAGCCAACCACTCGGCGAAGACTTCTTCCATCTGTGGAATATCTTCTGCCTGAATGATAGCGAAGGGTCGCTGGTGAAAGGCTTCGTAGTACTGCAGATCTGTTTCATCTCCAGTGTACTGACCAGTCACATCTGCAACTGACATGAGCCCACCTGACTGGTGGAATCCGCCGTACCTAGCTCCGTCTAGGTTGCTAAAGACTGCTGCCTCAGGTGTGATAGTCCAAGCATTCAGTTGGCTCGCAACACGACGAAGCTTACCTGAACGGACAAGGACACCACGGTTCTGCCCTAGTCGTTGTTTCTCCTTGGTTGTCCCAACTGCCAACGGGAACCAGTGTGTCGGGCGACCACCAGCATCGAAGTTCCTCCGAATAGATGGTGCTACAACTCTCTGAACACACCTCTTCAGAGGCACTCGGTAAGACTTGATCATCAAACCGAGTGTATGAAAGTTCCTCATCAGAACTAGAGGGGTGGGAGACCACTCAATTTCGATAGGGATCCCAGCCTGACCCAATTGCCTAGGAACAGTACCTGCAAGGAACCCCCCAGCCTTTGTGACAGGCGGAAAAACAGTACTACCATACGAAGAGGGGTAGGGGTAACTACGATGGGGCATGTTCCTAATGAGTTCACTCTCAGAAGGAAACGGAACACCCCCTGGTGAGGAACCTGTAGGCATTAGAACACCTCCCCCATTGCGAACTTGATGTCTTCACTACCTGCAGCTAGCCCAATAAGGTTGCCTGCTGCATCAGTGATCTCTTCCGTCCCAGTTGCATCGTTGGGATAGAAGGACGGGTCGTTGATGGCACTACTATCAAGTGGAATCTCTTCCAATTGTGTAGTACCATCAGCGATCCCCGCCAGAAGCGTGAGAGCCATGCCCTCAAGCTTCGTGCCGTAAGTAGGTCCTCCTGAGTTGTCCTCCTCGCTGTATGCGCGGTCATATATCCATCCAGCAACGAACAGAGAAACGACTTGGCGGATCAGCTTAGGAGTACTTGCCGCGTCTATCCACGCCGAGGTATCGTAGAGTTGACTGACCTCGCCAAAGACCTGCTGCTTGGCAGCGTTCTCTAGGTCTTGATAGTCAGCAGGGAACCCTGGACCGCCTCCGAGGTCCAGCTTGGTTCGTTCCAACCATTGCTGGACCTCGTTGATGTAGACAACGGGCACTCAGGCCTACTTGGCGCCTGCTGGAGCCTTCGGTGCTTCAGGCTCCGGTTCGTCGGAGGTCTCCGACATTGACTTGCGGATGAGCTCGTCACGCTTCTCGGTGTCCTCATCGACAGGACCGCTAGGCGGAAGAGCAGGACTGTACTTCCGCGTCTTACCCGTCTCGACGGCACTACCGCCAAGGACCAAGGCTTCCAGCTCATCCTCAGTGAACCGGTCACCAGTGTCGAGACGCTCTCCGATCGGAAGCTCTTGCACTTCCGAACCCGGCTCCCCACTGTGGTAGAGGACCTTGGTGATTGCCACAACTGCCACGTTTCCTCCTCCCTATGCGATCGCAGCTTTGATGAGGTAGCCGGCGATGGCCTTGCCGTTCACGTCGAGTGCCGTGAACTTGAGGTCATACCGACGCCCTACTCGGACGACGTCACTCTTCCGCCTCTCCTCGCGCCACCTGGTGACTTCCTGAGTGAGGCTGCCACCGTACGCCCACACGAACTCGTAGGCGAAAGCGGGGATTCGGAGCCCAGCTGACGGAGGCACGTACGCGAGCAGCACGTCCTTGCCCCACAGGTAGTTGAGCGTTGGCGCCGCACTGGGGTTGGCCGCCGCATCGTACCCGACGCCTGGGACGATG